ACGCTGGACCAGGCGCAGGCGATGGCGCTTGACGAGAAAGCCACAACGCAAGCAGGGCTTCGTAACGCAGTTAAACAATACCGCTTGACAAAGGGTGCGTAACCCGTGGTACGATGTATCACACCAACCACCAAGGAGTAATCGTAATGTTGAAAGACACCATTGAATTCGTCAAGTCACTGTACAAGACGCCCAGTGCCGAGGCGCTAGCGCTCAAGGAGTTGGAAGACTCTAGGCGCAGGCTGCTCGAGACACAATCGGCGCGGGAGTACTCGGACTCCATGTGCAAGTACTACGAGGCCAAGATCAAGCGCTTGACGGGCTACCTGCACAATGCCACGGAGGTGAAGTGATGACCTGGCCGTTCCCACCGTTCCCCAACCCGCTGGACAAGCCCGGCCAGCCCGACGCACCTGCCAAGTTCAACCCCGCCGAGGACGACTATGAGCCAGCCCCTTTCTAACAACCCGTTCGACCTTGCCAACTACAAGCCGCAGCTTGATATGCGCGACATTGAAAAGGCCAGGCGCAACGCCTACCAGATGACCAGGCACATCAACGAGCAGCGCAAGCGCGGCATTGAGCCGTCAGCGCCCTACGCAGCTAGCGTCGGCGGCTGGCCGCAAGACTACACGACTGAGATGCCAGAGATGCCGCTGCACAAGCGTTCGTTGAACAGGAAGGCTAGGAAATGACCCAACAAACCGAAACCCAGCGGCTGGCTGCGGCATTGGACGCGCTGCTTGGATATCGCGGCATCAATGCCGATGTCGGCAAAGCCGCTGCCGAACTGCGCCGACAAGAGGCGGTTATTGCGCAACTGCTGGGGGCGTTACTTGACTTGAAGGCAGCAATAAAAAGCCGGGGCGTCATCCCAACCGTAAAGGCGCTTTCAAAAACCGACGCCGCCATCGCTGCGTCAAAGGGGGAAGCATGAAAGAAGACATCATCCGCATGGCGCGTGAGGCTGGGATTGTTGTAACCGGCGAGGCGGTTTGGAAGTTGTGCGAACTTGTCGCCGCTCATGAGCGCGAGGCGTGTGCGAAAGTGTGCGAGGAAGTTTTGGAACAGTACAGAGGAACGGCTATGGGAAAACACGCAGAACTTGTCGGCGACGACTGCGCCGATGCCATCAGAGCAAGGGGACAAGCATGA